AGTCCATCACCGTCGAGGTCACGCTGGGAGTCGCCAACCGCACGGTGGTCGCAGCGCCGACCGCACCCTAGCGCCGTGCCCCTGAAGAAGACCCGGGGCGTCTATGTCAAGGGCGCGAATGAAGTGGCTCGCGCCCTGAAGGAGAACGCCCCGGATCTCCTGAAGGAGTTGAAGGCCGAGAACAAGAGGCTGGCCGAGATGGTCGCCGGCACGGCGAGGACGCTGGTGCCGGTCAGGTCCGGCCGCCTCGCCAAGACCATCCGCGCCGGCGTCACGGCCAAGACGGGCGTCGTGCGCGCCGGCGCGGGTGGCGTCAACTCCGTCCCCTACGCCGGCCCCATTCACTTCGGCTGGTTCGTCCGCAAGCCGCCGGCCATCGGCGGCCCGATCCTGCCCCAGCCCTTCCTCTACGACGCCCTAGACGCCCGCAGGGACGAGGTCATGGAGCGCTACACCGTGGCGGTCCAGACCATCGCCACGAAGTTCAACGCCACGAAGGCAGCCTGAAGGAGGATCCGTGACGCGAGAGGTCATCATCACCCCGAGCCTGATCGCCTCCATGACCGTCGGGGAGATCGAGTTAGTCGAGGACCGGACTGGCCGGCCCATCTCGGCGATGTTCGATGACTCCGCGCCCAAGGGAGTCGCCCTCCACGCCCTCGCCCATGTCCAACTTCGGCGCGAGTACCGTGAGGCCGGCCGGCCCGAGCCGACATGGGAGGAATCCGGCGAGGTTCGCGTCGTGATGGCGGAAGACGAAGGTGAGGCGCACCCTACTCCTCTCGGCCGTCGGCAGCGACGCGCCGGGTGATGGCAGTCGCCCTCGCGACAGGATGGCCGCCGTCCGAGGTGCGACTGATGACGACTCGCGACCTGAAGGCCCTAGAGTTGGAGATGCGGCGAAGGGAGCGGCAGCGTGGCCGGTAGGAAGCCCAACATCTCGGTAGGCATCATCGCGGATACGCGCGAGTTCGAGAAGGCTATGGGCGTGGCGGCCAAGAAGGTCGGCACCTTCCGCAATACGGTCTTCGCCAACCTCGCCTCTTCGGCCATCACCGCCGGCCTTAGCGCCGTGAGCAGCGCCATCGATGCCGCCTTCGACTTCGGCAAGCAGGGCCTAGACAACTACGACCGGCTCGGCGACGCAGCCGCCCTCATCAACGCCAACTTCAAGAACCTCGACAAGACCATCGCCGGCATGGATCTGACGAAGTTGGGCTTCGACCAGATCGCCGCGTCGGAGGCGGCCGTCAAGATCACCTCCACGGCCAAGGCGCTCGGCCTCACGGCCGCCGAGGCCAAGAAGGTGACGCCGGGTCTGGTGGAGGCATCGGCCGCGTACTCCATGCTCACGGGTGCCGAGCCGCAAGCCGCAGCCGCCCTCATGGCGAAGGCGCTCTCTGGCAATGCGAAGGCCGCCAAGGAGCTCGGCGTCGAGTTCACCGCCACCATGACGCCGGCGGAGCGCTATGCGGCCGTCATGGCGAAGTACGGGCCGCTCGCCGAGGAGGCCGCGAATGGGACCAGGTCGCTGGCCGACGAGCAAGCGACCTTCGACGCCCAGATGTCCAACCTCCAGACGACCGTTGGAGGCTTCCTGAATCAGGCCCTGACGCCCCTCATGGCCGGCCTGAACAGCGGCCTCTTCCCGCTCCTGAAGGATCTGGCCGCCAAGTACGGCCCATCCGTCGGCAGGGTCATCGACGGCATGGGCGTGGTCTTCGGCAAGGTCTTCGGCTTCGTGCAGAAGGAGATTCTGCCCATCGTCGGCCGGCTGGTCACGGCCATCGGCAAGGCGCTCGGCCCCGTCGTGGAGAAGATTGGGCCGCTCGTCAAGGCGTGGGAGCCGGTCTTCAAGGCCGTCTTCGGCTTCATACGAGATGTCGTGGTCCCCATCCTAGAGAAGGTCGTCATCCCGCTGGTCGGCAAGTTGTACACGGCATTCCTCACGGTCGCCACCGTGCTGGGAGGGGCGGTCTCAGGGGCCTTCAAGCGCATCGAGCCGGTCCTTCGGACGGTAGGCGACATCCTGTCGCGCGTCATCGGCTTCATCAACGATGTCATCAAGAAGGTCGCCTCCGCGCCCATCATCCGCGACTTCCTTGGCTTCATCGGCGGAGGAACGGGGCGCTCGGCCGGCGGCTACGGCAGGATTGCCGCAGGAGGCGCTAGGACGGCCGTAGCGGCCTCTTCCGTCGTGAATGTGACGGTGACGCAGGCCAACCCAGATGCGGTCGTAGCGGCCATCTCTCGGTACGCTCGCGTCAACGGGTCCACGCCCGGCTTCGCAAGGGCCATCTCCCGGTGAGCGCCACCGTAGACGGGGCCACCATCGGCGTTCTGGTCGACCTGGGCGGTGCGACCATGATCCTTGGCCGTGACCATCTCGGTGATGTGATGAACGGCATCTGGGAGAGCCTCACCGACCTTGGCTGCGATGTCACCGCCATCAACTGGTCATGGGGAGCCACCGAATCGCTGGGACCGTTGACGGAGGTTCAGGCCGGCGGCCTCTCGGCCACCCTCTACGACCCGGGCCGCCTCTTCGATCCTGCCAACGATGCCAGCCCATACGCGGCCCTGATGCGGGTCGGGCGAGCGATCCGCATCACGGTGGACGGAACGCCGGCGTGGACTGGGACCATCTTCGATTGGGCCTATTCGCAAGCCCAGCACCTCGTCCAACTCGACGGCGAGGATCGCATCGAGCAACTGTCGCGCACCACGGTCTCGGTCATCGCTCCCGCCGGCACGGCCGCGTCCCAGATCCAGACCCTGATGCGCCTCGCCGGCGTGCCCATCGAAGTGGTCGGATCGTCGGTGGCGGCAAGATCCTCCCACGCCTTCAGGGACTCCCTTCTGGCCGGCCTGATGGACGCACGCAGGGCGGAGCTCGGCGCAGCGTGGATCGATCACCGGGGCACGGTCGTCTTCGCGTCGCGTGGATGGAAGAGGACGATGCAGGAGCGTGGCCTGATCGGATGCGGCATTCCCTGCATGGATGTCATCACCTACATCCAGCCGGGAGGGGTCCGCAACCTCGTCCGCATCGACCGCTTCGATCCTGCCGGCACGAACCTCGCGCCGGTCGTCACCAGGTCGGCGGCGTCCATCGCCAAGTACGGGGAGCGCTCGGTCATTGCCGCCGAGGAGGATCTCGACCTTGCCTAGCGTGACGGTGGCCGCAAGCAAGTCGAGCGTCTTCGCGCGGCGAAGCGACGGCCTCAACTTGGGAGGCGGCCAAGACGACCACCTCATCAGCGGCTACCACGCATCCGCCGGCTACCGCTACCGCTCGGCGATCCAGTTCAGCCTCCCCGGCATGGCCGGGTGGACCCGAATCGTCCGCGCCTACATCACCCTGCGCGGCGTCGAGAATGTCCACGCGCCGGCCGGCTCGGCTCCCCGGATCTTCATCTACCGAGCCGTGGCGACTTGGACCGCCAACGCATCCGGCGAGACATGGGGCACGGGTGCCACCGTCTACCCGGGTCCGGGTGCCACCTCGACCGGCAAGTCCACGCTCTCGCCTCCCGGCAATACGGCAGCATGGAACGCCGACATCACGGCCATCGCGGAGGCGTGGCGGGCCGGGAGCGCCAACTACGGCGTCCTGATCGTGCCCCAGACCGAGGAGGTTGCCAGCCAGACCGTCGAGTTCTGGTCGAAGACGGCGTCCACGGCCTCGTACCGGCCGACGCTGACCATCGAGTACGAGGAGGGCGTCGCCGCGCAGCCTCCGAGTCAGCCGACGCTGGCTGCTCCCGCCGGCCAGATCGGCACCCTGACTCCCACCTTCGCCTTCAGCGCATCCGACCCGGCCGGCGGCCCGATGCTCGGCTGGTGGATCGATCTGGCCTATCTCTGGGATAGCGGATTCTCCCAGCCTCTCTGGACAGGGGAGGCGTCGGCCGGCATCAACGACTGGTCGGTGGCGGCCCCGTACACGGGCCAGCCGCTCGGCTGGGGCAACACCTACCAATGGAGGGCGCGGGTCCGCAACGCCGTCGGCTGGAGCTCCTACTCCGCCGTGGCGACCTTCACGACAGTCGAGGGCAATGTCCCGCCCTACCAGCCCCAGTTCACCGAGCCGTACGGCACCACGACTGGGGAGGTTGATGCCCCGTCGGTGACCGTCCGGGTGGCCT